AGTTACAAATGCCTTTGTTTCTGTATCACCAATTACGTGCTTGATTGAGGTTGAGGAAGTGCCAGAGTAATGGAGTTAAAACAAAGAAAGCGTAAACAACAATACATAAAAGCCTATTGCCTTATGTATCCGTGGTATACATACGAAGCGCATTGTGAATGGGTTGAAGCGGTAACTTATGCAAGTCCGGGGCCTAGAAATAAACCGGATAGATTTAAGCACGGGCGATATTGTTTAAAGTGGCTACTTGAATATGATGCACACTCAATGAGCGGTGAAACGAACATATGGGGCATAGTAAAGGGAGATTAAAAATGAAAGTACATGAATTAATTGAAAAATTGGAAAAATGTTATCCTGACCAAGAATGCTTTATTGAAGCGGGATACAAGCAGTATGAGATTGATTATATCAATGATTCAAACGACGGTTTAGAAGTAGTGTTAATTGCTGGTTGGGAAAAAGATGAGGACGAAGAGTAAAAAATATTTTAAAACGATGTGAACAATATGTAGAGAGGTGAGTATGTGACAGAAAAAGATATCCAATATGCGTTAGGGCAACATTTATTCCTTAAAAATATATGTATACCTAATGTGTTAATGAGTGGTGTTAAGAAAGCGCCTTATGAGGCTGATTTTATCTACTTTAATCTTAATAAATTGCACTTAACTGAAGTCGAAATTAAAACAGATATAAATGATTTCCGTAACGATTTTAAGAAAGCACGTTACCATGACAATCATAATGTTATGTATTTGTATTATGCAGTTCCTAGAAGTTTATATGATGATCATTGGGATGTAATTGATGAAATGCTTGGCAGTGCTGGATTAATTTTAATTGATGAATATAGTGGAACTTACTTTGATAAGCCAGTATATAAAGTTGGCGGTTTTATTAAAAGGGCAAAACGAAGAAAAGGTTCTGTTAAGTTAAATGAAAAGGAAAAAGAATATTATATGAGGATAGGTTGCATGAAATGGGTGAATAGATGAAAGTAGAGCTATTTAATGATAATTTTCAGAATTTTAAGCGATATGGAATACCAAAGGCACAATTAGTTATTGCTGACATTCCATATAATCTAGGAAACAATGCCTATGCGAGTAATCCTATGTGGTATGTAGACGGCGATAACAAGAACGGTGAAAGTAAAAAAGCTGGTAAAGCATTCTTTAATTCTGATTACAACTTCAATATTGCGGAATATTTTCATTTTTGCAATCGGTTGTTAAAAAAAGAGCCTAAAGAGCGAGGACAGGCACCATGCATGATTGTGTTCTGTTCGTTCCAACAAATGCCAATGGTTATTGAATATGCAAAAAAACATGGGTTTAAAAACTACATTCCTATTACATTCAATAAAAATTATAGTGCACAAGTCTTAAAGGCAAATATGCGTATTGTAGGTGCTACAGAATACGCATTGGTTTTGTATCGTGAAAAACTTCCTAAGTTTAATAACAACAAAAAAATGATATTTGATCACTTTGAATGGAAACGAGATAACAAAAACCTAGTACCTAATATTCATCCAACGCAAAAACCTATAAGTGTACTTAAACGATTAATTGAAATCTTCACAGATGAGGGTGATGTTGTGATTGATCCAGTAGCTGGTAGTGGTAGTACATTGAGGGCTGCTATGGAGTTAGGACGAAGTGCATATGGTTTTGAAATTGATAGAAAAATGTATGCATTAGCAAAAGAAAAGATGTTAAGTGATGTTAAAATTCAAACAAATTTATTAGAGTTTGCTAAATAGAAATGATGAGGTAATTAAATGACAGTTAAAGAACTTATACATGAACTCATTGATATGCATGATGATTTGAACGTTGATGTGGTTTGTGTGGAGAAAGATGGAATATTACATGAAGTTGAAGTGGTTGATATTAACCTCATTAATTCGGAAGTGCGGTTGGTTATGGGAGATGGGTATTAATGCCAATAAATAGTAAACAGAAAGGTGCTAGGGGCGAACGAATGTGGCGAGATGTGTGTAGGTCGCATGGGTTCGATAAAGTCCGTAGAACTGCACAGTATTGTGGTAATACAGGTGATGCAAGCGACTGTGTAGGCTTACCTAATATCCATCAAGAAGTCAAATTTGTTGAAAACCTAAATGTACGCAAGGCATATGAACAAGCTGAATATGATGCACAGAAAAGTGGCGATATGCCTATAGTAGCTTGGAAAAAAAGCAATAAGCCTTGGTTAGTCGTAATGAGTGCGGATGATTTCTTCCGCATCTACAAAGAAAGTGAATGGAGTGAGGAACATGGAACAAATGAAAGTGAAATTAGTTAATGAATATGCACAACTACCAACAAGAGGTAGTTGTGATGCAGCTGGGTTAGATTTGTATTGTCCGTTCCATATCAAAGTTCCTGCTGACAGTCAAAAGAAAATACATTTAGGAGTAGCAGTTGAAATTCCAAAAGGTTGTATGGGGTTACTTGTACCGAGAAGTAGCATGAGTAAAACACCTCTAAGATGTGCAAATAGTGTAGGTATTATTGATGCTGATTATCGAGGTGAACTAAGCATTGCATATGAGAATGTATCTTGTAATGACTATACGATATTTAGAGGTGATCGCATCGCACAATTAGTAATCGTACCAATTGCGTTGGTTGATGTTGTAACGGTTGACGATTTAAGTGAAACAGAAAGAGGTGCTGGCGGTTATGGAAGTACAGGAAAATAATATGTTTCAATCAAAAAGAGCGAACCGAAAGACTATAGAGGTATTATGGCAATTAGAACGTGAACGGCAAAAAGTACGAACAATGCAACGAATAGATTATATTGGTGCATTAATGTGTGTAGGAGTATTAGCGATAACAATACCTATTGTGATTACGTTTATGATTGTTTGGTTGATTATGTAAAGGATATGGGTGGAGAAATATCCGCCCTATCATAAGAGGTGAGTAAAATGAACGAAGAAAATAAAAATGAATTAAGTATTAGTGAACCTGAATGGCAAGCTAGATTTAGAGGAGAGTATAAGGGATTAAAAGATCGTTACAACAAGCTGCACAAAATGATTATTAAATATGATGCAGGAACCTTAGACTTTAAACCAACTTGTCCTATAGATTTGTTACGTAAGCAAAAGGCTATTATGGGAGAGTATCTAAATATTCTTGAAATTAGAGCGGAAATTGAAAATATACGTGGTTTAGATAGTGATGATAAACCTAAATTAAAAAGCTATATAGCGGAAACTGGTGCGTGTGGGTAACTAAGAGGAAGAAAGGTTGAATAGAAAATGGTTAGGAGATATGAGAAAAGGGTTAATGAAATTCAAGCTGTGCAATATAACGGCACTAATGTTATGGAAATAGTCGATTTTATTGGTGATGTAATTGGTATTGATTGGTATGAAAACGCATCATTAGAAATCACAACAGATGATGGAAGAATCGAATGTTTTAAAGGGAATTATATTGTTAAAGATCATAAAGGTAAAATTAAAGTTCATGAGACAAGTGAATTTGAAACGACTTACAGAGAGGTAGAAGATTATGATTAGTGATAAACAAGGTAGAGAGTGGTTACTTCAAAAAATATATGATGTATTTTTTATTCTTTTGCTTGTTGATTTCAATGGGTAGCACTAAAGATGGATGGGCAAATGCAATTATATTTGTAGCATGGAGCGTGTTGGTTTATATGCTAGCTATTAATGGCGCATTTAAGGATTGAGGTGATTTGTATTTGAGCGAACTGTCAAAGGAAGAAAAGAGATTAATAAATAGTGCTAAGGAATACCTAGAGCCGTTAAAAACAGTAGATAAAGACATTGAGTTAATGGTGATGGAAATAAAGGAATTACAAAGTAACATAACAACGATTAGTGCTATTGATTACTCAAAAGATCGGGTAAGTGGTGGCGGTGTTCCTTGTGGATTGGAAAATAGCGTTGCAAGATTTATTGACATAGAAAAGGAACACCGTAGACGGCTTGATGAGTTAAAAAAGTATAAATGTGATGCAACTGATTTGTTATTCGATTTGCATGCTGCTATTGGTAGTAAGATATTAAGAGCAGAATATATATTAGGTATGACTACACAACAAGCATGTGCAATTTACGAAGAACATTTTAAAGAAAGACAAGCTTTGAGATATAGAGATGAAGCATTTATTGAAGTAGCCAAAAAGATATCACAAAATGTCAGTAAATGTCAGTAAATGTCAGTAAATGTCAGTATACCTATAGTTTGCTATTAGGTATAATATATATGTAGAAGTTGCCACTAAGCAACTTTACTCACTCTTTCCTTGTAAAGGTAAATCAAAACACAACAACGAGCGCACCCACATAAGAGTGCGCCTTTGTTGTATATGAGCGAAATTTGGCTTTTACATACTAAATACTGATAACTAACTGGGCCTCCAAAATTAGTCATATATTCTGTTGTTACTTAACCTAACACAAGTACGATTCATCATAGTTAGTTGTTGGTATTGAGTATGTAATGATCATTGAAAACTAGGTGCTTTTATCTATTTAACTTTGTTTTTCATAGTTGAAACCTAAAATTGCGTAAATTGTCATGTCATAAACAAAGCACCTAGTTTTGAGTGATTAATGCAATCAAAATGAATAAAACTATCACATAATGAGGTATATCTACGAAGATATATCTCATTTTTGTATAAACTTATCAAAAAGGGGATATATGACACAGGTACATTGCGATAGAAAACATTGCTTGAATAACGATAAATACGGAATATGCACTGCTGATGCAATCGAATACAACGGCTTGTGTCAGACATATATAACGGCTAAACATTCCTGCAAACCACATTGTGGAATATGTCGTAAGGATAAAGGCAAGTTGAAACGGAAAGGTTGTGAGGTTTTTAAATGATGCAAGTTGTAACCAAAAGCCTACACGAACTAATTCCATATGAGAAGAATGCACGCAAGAATGATAAAGCTGTTCCATTGGTGGCCAAGTCAATCGAACAATTTGGGTTTAAAGTGCCGATTGTCATTGCTAGAAACAATGTAATTGTATGTGGTCATACCAGGTATAAGGCAGCACATGCATTAGGCATTGAAGAAGTGCCTTGTATTATTGCTGATGATCTAACAGACCAACAAATAAAAGCGTATAGGCTGGCAGATAACAAGGTGGCTGAGGTATCGAAATGGGATAAAGGTATTTTGTCATTAGAAATGAATGAAATATTTGATTTCGATATGTCAGATTTTGGATTTGAAATTGCTGACCCAGTAGACACAGTTGAGGTAGAACTACCACAAAAGGAAAACGAACGAGAGCGGACGGCTAATGCATATAACTTATATGAGTTTGACGAAAACAGATGCACAGGGATATATGACATACCTACACTAGACAAGGTAATACATACGCCGAAGTCGTTAATGGGGTTCAATTACTGTAAAAGTACACCGACACAAGAGGGCGTAGGAGTTCATTTCTTCCTTGATGATTACCAATTTGAAAGAGTATGGAATAGTCCTGAAGATTACTGCATCATGCTTGCAGATTATGATTGTGTATTAACGCCTGACTTTAGCTTGTACACGAACATGCCAATAGCCATGATGATATGGAACATATACAGAAGTCGCTTAATCGGTCAGATGATGCAAGATTATGGGTGTACAGTTATTCCTACTGTGTCATGGGCTGGTGCAGATAGCTATGATTTCGCTTTTGATGGATTGCCAACAGGCGGAACAATAGCGGTATCAACTATAGGCGTTAAAAGAACAAAAGATGCATTCGATATATGGGTGCAAGGTATGGACGAATGCATGAAGATTGTTAAACCACATAACGTAATCGTATATGGCGGTGATATTGGGTATACATTTGATTGCGATGTAACATACATTAGCAATGCAGTAACAGACAAAATGAAAGGGTGAATACATAATGGGCGGTAGAGGTGCTGGATATTCGCTAACAGGTAGCGGAGAAGAAAGCAAAGGCACAAAGAAAAGTAAGGCGAAATTAGCAGCGTTACAAGCTAGCTTTGATTCTAAATTCAATGATCATGTAAATAAGATGAGGGCAAGG